CGTGTCCGCTCCGTTCTGTAGCGCGGTGTTTCCCGCGATGCCCGGGGTGTAAATGCGAGGCTGTCCCGAGTTTGCTGCGAGGCAGAGTATTCTCGCATTAGAGGAATAGGCTATGATCTCCATCGCAAAGCCCATAGCGTGCTCATCGCTAGCACCACCAAGATCAAAGGCAGTCTTGAGTAGGTAGCGAAGCCCGTCGTCTGACTCAAGAACGCGCTTGCCATTCCAGCGCCCACCAGGATCGGTGATCACGAGCGGCTGAAACGCTGGCGTGGATTGAGACAACATGTTGCCGTTGCCGCTAAGGTCGGTCGCATCTTCTGCGAAGATGTCCGGCCCCAACACGCGTTCGGTCACGTTGCCCGATTCGGCATTGCAAAGAACGCGCAATCCTGGAATCTCAAGCGCGGTCTGGTCCACGTGCGCCCAGGTGCGCTTGAGTGCTGCACGAACTTCCGCTACCTTCACGTCGGACAAGATCCCAGGGTACAGCGCGAGGAACCTGAACTTGCCGGTCCACTCATCCGTCCCGCCACGAAAAGCTCCGACCGCCAGTTCGACGTTGGCGGTAAGGCGGTTGTTGTATGTAACGCCCTGCTCGCTGGTGCGTTCCGCGGCGTGATAGAGCGAGCGGTTCCCGAGACCGCTTGTGCCGTTGAGACGCCAGACGCCCAGTTCCATCGCACCAGTGACGGGCGGCGCGTAGTCCCTGTAGGAAGAGTCGAAAAGCCTTAGTGAACTGAATTGATGTCGAAGCAGAATCCGCGCGGTCCCCGCCTGGTAAAAGTCGAAGATCGTTCCCGAGTCGGTCGATCCATTTGGCGTATCGAATAGTGCGACGACGGTATACTCAGAGGATGCACACGTGACCGTTCCCGAGCCCTGAAGTCGACCCGATCCGGTGAACTCAACCGCGGCGCCTTCCGCATCGCTAACCGTGGTGATGCCCGAGCCGGTTACCCCTTGATCCCAATTTGCGCCACCCGTTCCGCGGTTCACGATCGATGCACCAGGGCCAACGGCAGAATCCGCGGCTGAGAGCCACGCGAGCGCGCTCGACCCGATGACCGCAGTCAGGTGGTAGCCTACATCACTGTCTAGGATCTCGATCTCGTCACCGACAAGCGTCGCGGGGATCGTGTACGTGCCCCCGCTAGTCAGTCCAGACGCGAGTTCCGACGAGTCGCTTGCGCGCTGCACGGTGTATGGAGGCGTGCCACCAGTAATCGTAAGAACGCCATCTTCGCGTTCGGTTCCAGACACAGCGAAGGGACCCGCGACTGGTGGCGTGTATTGAAGCAGTCCTGCTAGAAGTCCTGGAAGCATCGATTACACGTAGGTGAAGGCGCCAGTGAGTAGAACGGTGTCAGATGCGAGCCAAATGAGGGTGCACGGGGCGTATTGATCGTTCATCGAAAACGACCCCGCACCACTGGTCTGTCCATCTCCACCAAAGATGTCGATGCCTGTGTCTGCGATGAAGTTGATCTGACTGCCGGAAATCATGTTGGTGACGACGCATGAGTCTCCCGCCGTCCCCGTCTTTACCGTGATGTTGCGGGTGAGATCTGTGCCGGTGTGCCGTATCACTTGGTTGTTGTTCTGTGCCCCAGTGATGTCCGTGTAAATACCGCCGCTTAGGTATTGGGCGTCGTCGATCTCGAAGATGGTGAGCCTAACGGGTCCTTTTGCCGAGAGCTTGGTGTCTGTGTCGTCCCGAACCTCGACAATGGCAGCCTGCACATCGGTAGCAGCGATGTCCCCGTCGGGTGTGAAGGAAAGTTCCGACGCTGTGTCAGGGGTGGTGATTGTTACCTGACCCCCAGAGTTCACTACAGTGGCGCCCTCAAACACGAACGAGTTCACGTTCGACGTCCTAGGGGGGTTCTCTACCCCCGGCGCGCCCTGGTAGACAGAGATGGGTCGGTAGAAGTGGGGCAGGAGCCATACCTCTGTAGTAGTTCTCCACAGCAAGGTGACCGTGTCGTACTGATTGAGGGCGAACGTGTTGTTCCCTGCGAATACTAGGGTGGCTGTCCCCTCCACAAGGTTGATCCCTGCTGCGTCTTCGAACCCCGCACCCAGCCTGCTCAAAAGACACCAGCGGCCAGCAGTGCCCGAGTTGACAGTCACCTCGACGTCCGCTCCGTCGCTGGCCGCTGTGTAGGTCCGATGCGTATCCACCGTGGTCCCGTCCAGCGTGTCTGTTCTGGCGGCAACCGTGACCTCCGTGAAACCGGCCTGGAGCCCTGCCAGTTTGGTGAAGTCGGCGGAGGCCATGAAGCCATCCGCGATGGCGCTAGCTACAGAGTGAAGGGTTCCTCCAGGAAGGTTGCCGTGGCTATGGACGTGGTCAGAAGCAGCTAGTGAAGTAGCTGAACCTGCTGAGTTGGCAATACCAACGGAGGAAGGGGTGCCAGTCGTGACATCGTGCTTATGATCTGCTCTTGCAGCTTCAGTGGACACTCCAACAGCCGCTGCTGTGGTGGTTACGTTAGCAGGAGCAGAAGATGTAAGAGTCACACCGCCAGGGATGGTAACTACCACTTCGCCGGGAGTCGTGGGCTCAGTAACAGTAACCCCCGCACCTACAAAGTCCATGTAGGTTACTGGGGCAGAGGAAGCGCTTCCTCCTTCATCTAGTACAGTTAGACTGCCTGAGATAGTGACATCAATCTCCCCTGGGGTGCCCTCAATGGCGGTTACTCCAGGACCGGTGAAGTTAAGTATGGTTACAGGAACAGTGTTTGCTGTGCCTCCCTCGTCTTGTACCTCAAGAGATCCTGCTCCTGCGCCTGAAACAGTCACCGTCACCACTCCGGCAGAGTTGGTGGCGGTTACTCCAGCGCCAGTGAAGTTGATGGACGTAGTAGCAGTTGAAAGGACCGCGCCTTCATCACGGGTGGTGAGAGGGCTCAGTCCAGACTGAATGGTCTCGAGTTGGATGATCGCCGCAGCAAGAGAGTTTACGTGAGACGCAAGAACGTCATGGACATTATCCGACAGTGTAGGAAAGTCCGTTGTAGTGTCATCAACACTACCTGGACTCCCGTTATAGCCAGTTGACCAGTTTAGGACTACTCCGATAGCGCAGCCTTCTCTTTCTCCGCTAAAAATGACTTAGCGATATCACTTTTTCTAGACAGCACAGGATCCCCTGTATAGAGTATTTTTGACAACTTTATGGCCTTTTTACTCTTTAAAGACATAGTGAAAAACCCAGGTGTCACTTCACGAGGCTGAAGAAACTTCTAAACTTGTCAACATGGTCCCGGTCCTTTAACACCAGTGTAATGCACGGGGACCATGTCTTGTACTGATGTACATTGCCGTCAGTAGCCAGCATTCCGAGCCAGTACAAAGACTCTGGAGTGAGTCTTTCAAAAGCTCCAGTATTGTGGCTTAACTTGCGGTTCACTGACGGCTACTCCTTACTTGCTCGCAGGAGGGTCTAGTTCACCGTCACCATCCGCATCAATGGGCTGCCCCATGATCCGGCGGCCCAGGAGGGACCAAAGACCGCCCGCGGCTAGACCCGCCGATAGTCCACGCATAGCCACTTCCAGCCAGTTGACGCCTTCCACGCCGTCGTTGACGTCCAAATACAGGGCGGTAGCGAATGCTGCAAGAACACCCGCAACAGCTGCGACCCAAATCTTGGCCTGGCCCTTCACGAACTTGGAGATGAACGGGACCTTAGTCGCGCCGAAAACAAGTAGCATGATAAGAAGAGATACAAAAAGTGACCACTCACCGCCTCGAGCCGCCTCAAAGACCGCTTGGACCAACGCGCCGCCCTCTTCAGGCATGGCCACTGGAGCAGAGGCCCCGGCGTCTACTGCGGAGTCCATGATGCCGGAGTCCATGATGCCGGCATCAGACACTCCTGCGTCCACTCCAGCCTCTTGGGCAAAGCCAACTGCTGGGGCCATTACAGCCACCATAACCAAAAACATTCTTGTGAACTTCATACTCATAAACCTTAGGTTGTTACATTATTAGTTGAGGTAATACCGGCGCCACCACCAGTGTTGATGGCGCCAACCTCGACGCCATTGAATCCGGTGTAGTTGCCGTTGACTAGAGTGTAGGTGGATGCAACGAAACTAATAGCGTCTGTGGCGTCATTTGGGTTCACCCTGTTGCTATTCACCACTCCCCTTACGACATTTGTGAATAGTACTGTATCTTCTACGGAAACTCCAGAACTAACATGGTCCCAGTATACCACATTCCCAGAGAACGAGAAACTATCCAAACCGGTACAAACCACTGCGGATTCGGTCCTAGCAGTTGCATTAGGCTGATCTCCCATGAAGGTGTTCCCGTTAATGCACACCCCAAACGCGTCTCCTGTTGCGCTAATGAAGGAGAAGGCCGTGGCGTCTGCAGCGAAGGTGTCCTCCAAGACGGTGTTACCTGAGAAGGTCAGCCCCTTGTTGCCTGCGCCAGAGGTGACAATCTGGAACCCGCGTGCTCGTACCGTCGCACCTCCCATGGTGACGGTGTTTCCGGTGACACTGAATCCCTCAAATGGGCTTCCGCTCAGTGCGGTCATCACGATGCCCCCATAGGTCTCACCGGCCATTAGGACTGAGTTGCTTCCGATACTTCCGGAGGAGACGTTACCTCCCACCTCAGTAGTTACAAGGATTCCGTTGGCCGTGGTATCTCCACACCTCACTGAGTTACCAGTGATCGAGTGCCTTACGGGATTGATGGACTTGATGCCCGCCGCGGCCGCGGAGAGGGAGTTGCTTGTAGTGATTGGCTCCACAGAGTTGCCAGAGATTGTGGCGTTCGGTGTGCCTCTGACAACGATTCCTCCAACAAACGACGTAGTTCCTACGCCTCCCTGAACTGAGTTGCCGGTAACGGTGACCCCGCTGCCGCCATCGACTCGGATGCCCACAGTGTCCGCGGCGGACGCCGTAGACGAGTACTCCCGAATGACGTTCCCAGAGATGGTGCCGTGCCCTACTCCCGAGTTTAACACGCAACTAATGCCATAGGCCCCACCGGTGGCCCCATCAGAGGTGACCTTGTTTCCCGTAATCTCGAACACGTGGGGCCCAGTGACAGACACTCCATAGGCGATCCTGTCGGAACTAGTGACATCAAACTCATTCCCCGAAATCTCTAGGTCCACGGGGGAGGTGGAGTTGATTAGTACACCGTACTTGTCCCCTGTAGAAGATGGGATAGAGAGCTGGTTGTTTCGGATGCGCACGTCGCTACCAGTCACGGCGGCGTCGAACTGAACCAGCGCGTGGGTTGGAGTAGCTCCAACCACCGCAAGGGCTGCGGAGGCAATGATATTTCCAGAAATGAGAGTGTCTGTGTTAGCCCCTGAAAGCATGTGCCAGAACCGATAGCACTCCTGGAACCTGTTCTCTGTGATTACACAGGAATCCACCAGCCCATTCGCAAATCCTGCAAATGTCACATAAGATCCTCCAGTAACTTCGAAGTTGTTCCCGTGTACATGCAAGTCACTGATGTCTGAGTTGTAGTAGAAGATGTAAGAGGGACTTGCCTCTGTGCTCCCCGCCACCACTGCAGTAACTCTGTTGTAGGCCCAACTGTGGTTTGTGAAGGCCACAAAAGACGGAGTGTAGATGAGTACTGGCGAGCCCCCTGTTGTAGCTGCAGTAATGCGGTTCTCATGCACTGAGAGAAAGTCTAGGTCTGCGTCTACATAGAACAGCACACTGCCGATTGCCAGGTTGTTGCCGCGGACTTCGATATTGGCAGATGCAACAGCGCCGGCGATGTAGAAGAGGCTGGTACATGTCATGGCACAGTCAGCCACGACGACTTGGTTCACCTGTCCGTGGAAAAGGAATCCCACTGTGCCAGAGCACCTTTGGACGATGCAGTTGGCGAACACGGATGTTCCTCCTGCGTTGCCAAACACGGCGACACCAGAGCCAGCGGAGAACCGGCAATCCACAGCATGGACGCGGTTGTCCACGAGCCCGCTCCTCACAAAGGTGCCGCTGAACGCACACTGCTGAAGATGCAGGCGGCCTAGGCCCGTAAGGTCGATGATCTCAATGTCTCCAGTGCCCTGCTGCACTGTCAGGTCTCGCATCGCCACCACGTCGGTAGAGGCACCGGCCCCCACTTCAAACGCTGGGGCACCAACCACATTAGATACAATGATAGTGGAACTCCGGCCCATTCCCTGCACTGTCATCGCCCGGTCAAGAGCCACAGTGTTGGTGAGGGTGTACGTGCCGTTCTTCACTAGAATGGTGCCACTGGCGGGACTAGTTGCTGCTAAGGCCGCAACGGCGGCAATGAACGGTGTCTCGTCCGTTCCGTTGAAGTCGCCGAAGGAGTTTACACCGTCTCCAATGGAGACCGTGTTGCTGCGCGCGCCGGTGATTGAGCCCGACGGGTCCAAGTACCTCGGGTGGGTGCTGAAGGATGCAGGAGGAGTGTTCGCCGTGCTCTCGTCCGATCTTGGAGAGCCAAATCGCATGTCCCGAATCTGGGCAGCGAGAAAGTCTGTGTAGTCCTTTAGGGTCTTTAGACTTAGGTCGTCTCTGTCCCCGAAAGTCTCCTTAGACTTCATGAGCCCCGATCCACGGATCTCATCCCCCTGGAACATCTTAGGGGTTCGTTCCGGATGGGCCGTGTCAGAGGGGAGGGTCCGCTCCTGCATTAGGCGGGCGGTGCCAGAGGTTCTGCGGACAATCGCTCCTGCCTGATGAGCGCTTAGGAGGGCGGGTGCAACGGTGAGGATGTTGTTGTCCCCATCCACTGAGGACACCACAACAGCCTCGGGGGCCGCGCCACCTAGGTCAACTGTGATGTTGTCGGTGGCGTTGAACAGCCGGGCGCTCACGACCGGGATCCTAGTCTGGCCGATGGACACATCCCCGTCCGTGACGGTCGAGGGCTGCACCGTGGCCAACCCTGTGTTCACTGCTCCGGTGATCTCATTAGCACCGTCAGTCACAAGGATGGCCAACGGGATCCGGGTAGAACTAGGGTTAGAGGTCGCCTGGAAACCTGTTGTGCTTACTGGGCGAACGATCCGCCACGTGGGAGCGGTGCGGGTAGCCACAGACAAAGGGAACTCCCGCCCGTCCTCACTCGCGCCGTTGTCAAAACTGGGATCCCAGAACCCTCTTGAGTCGACGTCGGACGGAGTCTCGAGACGCTCCACCTCAACATAGAAAGTGGTGGATGAGCCGCTGAGTGTTACTGTGAGTTGGGTAGCCGGGAGGTCCTCTTCATGCACCAAGGCCCCATCGCGGTCTACAGCAGTCCCGTTGAATACCGTGATCTGTCCTGGGAAGGCCGCCTGGTCGTCGATCTGCACCCGGAACCCCTCAAGAACCCTGGACCGGTGGTCGATCACCGTCTTCTCGGTGTTTAACTTGGTGTTGTCTCGAGGGTACACAACTGTGCCCTGCTCGAAATCTCCAAGATCTACACGTTCATTTGGGTGTACTTTGAGTGATTTTGTCATTATCTATTCTCGATTACGGATACTTGAACACCCGCCGCACGGATGAGGTTGATGAGGAACTCGAGTCGGAAGCGGATATCGGTGGGCATCCGGAAAGGGTAGTCGTAGCCGTCATTTCCGGGCTGGCTTTTGCCACTTGCTCTTATCACCGTCTCTGCAGGGTTATGATTAGATTGTAACACGATTGGAACTGAAAAACTAAGATTCGAGCCATCTACGGACGTGTAGTTCAACTGCTCTTGTAGCGGCTGGAGCATAGAGACCTTCACCCCGGCAGCATGGGAGTTCTTCACTCCATACGCGCTTCCGTTGATGTCTAAGGTGGTTGCGGCATCGTTGTTCGTAACCAGGGCGTATTCCTCGTTTGCAGTACCCTCCCCGATGACTAGGTGATAAGGGTAAACCACTGGAAATGCTGAGGAATCAGCTAGTACGACGGCAGAATCTCCAGGAGCCAGGGCTGTGCCCAAGGCTGAAGTCCGCTTGATGAGCCCTGAACCGTAGTTGAGGATCACAGATCCTCCATCAGCGGATATCCCTGCTGTAGAAGCAAGTGGGATCTCATCGTACTCCACTTCAACCATCTCTCTGGTGAGGAATGACTGGCGGACGTACACCTGCTGGGTAGCCGATACTGCTATCCTAAGGCCCTCTGGGTTTAGGATGTTCACAGTGCTTCCGGGGCCTAGGCTGTACACATACTCCTCGTTGTCGATGAGAAGGGTTCCGGGGCTAGGGAAGGCGAGGGTCGTCCCCAGGGGGATGGAGGTGTCCCCCACAGCGCGATCGGCAGTCACGGTGGTGGTGAGCCCCACCGGATACTTACTTGTGGGGCGAGTAGTGTACCGGATGCGGCCTTGGTGGTCTCGGTCGATTGGGTCCACGGTCAGCACGTCGGCCAGAAGTTCAACGTCTGCGCCAATGAGGTGAGAGTTCACTGCTGGAGGAAATACCAAGAGCCTATCGGGACCGGTGTCCGTCCCAGACACGTACAAGATCTCCTCATTCACTGTGCCTGCACTGACCAGCACTCGGTAGCCTAAGGCGTCCGGGAAGGTGTCCGCCGTACCTCCACCCGTCAGGGCTGTCACTTCCAACGAGGAGTCTCCTGCAGTGACTGCGGCGGCGAGAGTCGTGGCTGTTCGGCTCTTCAGATTGACGTCGTCAATGTTGATACGCTCTCGGTTGGCGGTGACGCGGCCAAGAAGTGCGTTGAAGGGGCTTGCAGAGCCTAGGGGAAAGTTGGATGCATCCAGCACTTCCACTGCAGTGGCGCCCGTGATGCAGTCCACTGCGAGCGCTGTGGGCCCGGCAAGGACCTCTGACAGAGAGGAAACGTACCCCGCACTGGCTGGCGCTGTCGACACTAGATCGTAGAGGTATGGGCCCTGCCATGTGTTGGGCACAACGAGTGGATTTCCCTCTGCCAGCGCGCTTGCTCCGGTGTGTGCGGACTCGAAGTAGAACACGTTCGCGCCCGTAAGGTGGGAAGCGGCGGCGGTAGTTACCAGGGACAGGGTGGTGGGCGAGAACACCCGAATGGTGGTTATTCCATCAGTAAGCGCAGCAAATGTCTCGCTGTCCACTGGGTTCGTGAAGGTGATGGATGTTGCCGTTGTTCCGGATACTACACGAGAGAAGGACACTCCTGCTCCAGGGTCCTCCACGAAAACCGAGAACCCAACAGGCACTGATCCAAAAAGGGAGTCGGCGGTGTTTAGTGTGGTGGTCGTGCTTCCTGTCAGTACGTAGGTAGAAGTGAGATAGTCCTTTGTGTACCCAATGTACTCCGAATCAATGCGCGCAGCTCCGGCGGGCGGAAGAGCCGCGGTGTTCACAACGCTGATGGAAGTGTCTCCGATTGCCACATCTGCTGTGAGTGGCACGGACACAGAAAGAATCTCTGGGTGCAGATACCCTGCGCTGCGAGTTGTATTGATATCCCCAATCTCCGCAGGAATGAGTAACTCGACGAGCCTTGGAGTAGACTGTATCACGTCCCAGGCCACGCCCAGCACCTTGGCGCCGCTTACGTGCACTAGGCTCTTAGTGCGTAGAAGTTCTACTTCCACTCCTACTGGTACCTCAACATTAGGAACATCCCGCTCTAGTTGGAGCGCGTTCTCTGAGTAGTCATTGAACACGTATTTCAGTGTCGGCCGCACAGAGAAGGTGTCTCCTGCAGCCACTGCGGCCCCGAGGGCGGTCATAAATGTCAGGGTGTTCGTAGTGGCCCCAACTACAAGTGCCTCCACATCTGCCAACGCGGCGGTGACGTTTCCTGTGAAGACCACAATGGATCCAACTAGGCGGCCGGACGTGAAGGTGTCCGGGGCACAGGTGAGGGCCGTAGTAGTGCCTGCGGTGGCCGTAAGGACACTAGCGGACTTCCCTAGCCGGATGTACCCAGTAGGAGGAAACTTGCTCGTGTCGTCAAGCAGGAGGTACTCGGAAGTGGGAACGTACGCTACCGCAACTCCAGTCTGGACCTCTGAAGGTATTGGGCCCACGTGGTCGTTCACGATGGCGGGCGAGACCGTAATCGTTCCAGAGTCCACATCGTTGGCCGTGATGGACACTGTCTCCTCAGACGCTGTCCCTGGGCTCAGGGTGATTGTCGCGGAGAAGGTAGTTGGGAACAGTTGTGAGTCGTACAGGTAAAGAGAAGTGTCACCAGTTGATGCAGGAAGCACCAAGGTCTCAGCAGCGTCCTCTCGAGCCGTGTGAGAGAAGCTGGTGGCTGCCTCAAGCCACACTCGGTTCTCTCCGCGATCGATAAAGCAGTAAGGAAGGGTCTCCTCCGTGGCTAGCCCTTGGTCTAGGATGATTGTTCCCAGGTCTGGAAAGGCGTCTACATTGTTCAGTACGATAGACCCTACTCCAGCAGGAGTGTCCTCTTCAACGTTCCCGCACACAGTCACCCGCGGGCCAAACACGATGGTCAGTACATCTCTGAACTTCTGGGCAATCTGCTTGTACCGGAGGCCTAGGGTCTTGGTGATCGCACGCCAGGAGTCGTCGCTGAAACCCAAAGGAGGACGCTCTAGGCCGATGTTTGAGGAGACGTTGTTTAGGTACTCCCCGTCAGCGTAGTCGACACTCATTTGGTCGAGCACCTCAGCGATGGCGCTCTGCTGTACTTCAGTGGTCATTCTAGACGATGCTAACTAGCGAGTTTCCGTCGCTGTCTCTTGCTATAGGGAGTTCATTCTCCAGCACTGAGATGTTGTTTGTTGGTGAGGATACTCTAATATCCAGAACTCCGTCAACCGTGAGGGCCCTGGAGACCATGTTGGAGATGATGACATCCTCCCCCAGCTTGCGAGAGGACACATAGGCCTCAATCTCTTGTTGGACCAAGGGCCTTAGGGTGTTCTCTACAAAGCCAGGCTTAGCAGAGATGGAGGCCGTAACCGAAATGCGGCGGATGGTGGGCGCCTCCACAGAGAGGAAGATTCCTCCAGCCTTGACGCCCGGATACACGTTCGCGTCGTCCTCGTCACCCTCCAGCACCTTCTGCACTTCGGCGATCAGATTGGTGTAGTATGAGTACTGAGCGAACACAATGGCTCCCCCAGCCACTCCGCTTGTGGAGGACATCTGCAGTTCACCAGTGCCCCGGTTGAGCACGTAATCCACTCCAGGAGTAAGTTCGCCGATTCCTCCGCCCCCATCCACATAGACCCGTTCTGTTCCCCTTACGACCGGGTAGTTCTGTAGCCTGAAACGTCGCCGGCCGGCTTCTGCTGACGTCACAAGAACATCCACCAAGGAGACCGTAGTGGAGTCGCTGTGGATGTTTGTTGTGCCCGAAGCCAGTAGGAGGCGATTTGTGGAGTCGTCTTTTGAGGTCACTTCCACAAGCTCTGCTGGACCTGACTCGATGAGGTATGTTCCGACGCTGGGAAGGTCGGACGTGTCGCTCATAGGCAGTTCGGTGACGCCAAGCAACGTAGCGCCTACAATGCTTGCGGACGGCAGGCTTTGGGCCGAAGGAACAAGGCCTACCCCGTTGTCGATGTAGACAAGAACCTCGGCGTTGGCGAAGTCCTCCACAATGTTGGATGACACTGTGCGCTGACCTGTGGTAGGATCGGTGACACCCACAGAGTTGGACCGGATGGCCAGTGGGGTGCCTCGTGAGAGGGACTGTAACTGTTGGAGCCCTCGATCCAAGAAGTCGGCGTCGCTCTCTCGGTCTGTGCCAGGAGTGGCCTCTTTCAGGTTGGTAACTCCCGCAGACTGGAACGGTTTCGCACCTGAAAACTGAGACACCTTACCCCTACCTACATTTGCAGAGGAGCCAGACACCGTAGCCCTGGCGAACACTTCATTGCTGAAGAAGTTGCCTGGAGCGATGAACGCGGCTGTGGTGGTGGAGAAGATGCGGGAAGCCTCGGTCACCGTGGCCGGAGCATTCACCATAGTGTTCCGCCCAATGGAGCGGGCGACGGCCCCTGTGAGCAGGTTCACTCGGTCGCCCACAACAAGGTCGTTGGCCACAGGAGCACTCAGTGTCAAGGTTCTAGCAGCGGTGTTGTGTGCGGTGACAACAACGTCTTGAAGCCTTGTTGTCCCTTCACCTATTCGGACAGTGTAAGGGAATCCGGACGTAGGGAACCCCGAACTGTTGAACAGTTCGATGCTTGTGGCACCACTGGCCACATCGGTTGCGAGGCGATTCGTAATGATGGACGTGTCATAGAACCTAACAGGAACGAGAGCCTTCGTTGCACGGAGCCGAACGAGGCCGTAGTCGGCCATTCGCCGGTCCAGTTTGTTGCCTTTGGCGTTCAAGATGGAGAACGCGGCAAGGAGCTGGGTCATCTGGAAGTACTGCTCATCGTCCTCGTAGGCAGCCGCTTCTAGGATGGAGCGCACCATCGAGCCCACGGTGAAGTCGCTTAGTGTGCTGTTTGCGCGTACATAAGCGATCATATCCTCTAGGATGATGGGAAAAGATCTAGGAGAGAAGCTCATTTAGAACCTACGCAGTGCAAAGTTTGTAGAAACATAGTCGTTAGTCTTGTTTAGCTTGACGGTAGCTTCCATAATGAGAGCATCACCGTCAGTGTAGAATCTGAGATAAGACACTTCACTGATACGCGGGTCAGACTTCAGAGTTGCTACAACGTTCAAACGGAAAGTGTTGAATGCCGATGGGTCTGCCTTAGTGCCAATAGCGAACTTCGCCCCAAACCTAGGATGCATGAGAAGGGTGCCTTGCTCTGTGATGAACTTGATCTTTATCGCCTGCTCAACGTTTGCTGTGCCTACAATGGAGCCAAGGTCCCCGTTCTGGTCCACCGCGAAGTCAGTCAGCTCTCCGTCCGAGGAGGTTACCAGCCGAATGTCACGACCAAACGCCTGTGTAGCCACTTCACCCACAGCACTCTTACTGAAGTTGGTGTCGAGCTGATTGCCGGACGGGTTCACTGGTGACAGTGTGGATGGGTCGGACCCATCGGCCTCCACTGGGTACAGAAAGGTGTCTCCAGGAGCCAGAACCCCAGGAACCAAAGTGGCGCTGTCGCTCACGTAAGGAGAGGACAACCCGTTCAAGAGGGCGATCTCGTGCCACCGGCTTGAGGATCCTAAGAGCCGTAGGGCGATGTTGCCGATGGTCTCTCCGCGGTGTACTGTGCCTTCCCGAACTCGGGTCGGGAGGTTGCGACGACCGGCTTGTGTTTCTCGGCGCCCGAGAGTAGGGTCCGTGAAGGCGTTCAGCAGCCCGGATCCCGCCACGCCCGCGACCGTGCCCTTAGCGAAGTTCTCGCTTCGCATACGTGCAAAGGTCCTAACGAGCACTCGAAAAGCTCGCACGATCTCACTGCGTGTCGCCACAGTGCCGCCTAGGTCGGGCTCGAGGGATGCCTGCAGCACCTCGACGGCCTCAAGCACTCGGGCCTCTCCCTCGATGATAGCTGTCCTCAACCCCTTCACCACTCCAGTGGAAGCGTTGTTAATGGCCGCAAGGCCCTTTAGTACCGAGATAACAGGCCCTGTGACAAGATCGATTGTAGTGTAACCGGCCGCCTTGATTCTGTTTATGTTTGTAGCTATTACCATAAAAGAACTGCTCAGGGCCTGCTGGTACCCCTGCACACGAGCGCTCAGTGCGGAGATGGTCTCCGTGATGCTCAGTGGGTCGTTAGGAATGTTGAGAGTGGCTGAGAAAGGGCTGATGCCCTTGAAGCTCATGCTGTACTTGTACGTCATGGGACTGGACTTGTCCCGGTTGAGCTTGAACTCAGTTGGCTCAACGACCCAATAGTCGTCGTCCTTGGCGTTTCGCCAGATCATGATGACCTTGCGGCCTAAATGCTTCAGATCACTGTACAGGCGGAAGATGTTCCGCATGAAATGAATGTCGTCGATGCCCGTCACTTCCTTCTCGTCGAGCGTGGCTCGAAGGGCGCCTGGGTCAATCAGGGTCTCAAAGGACGAGGTGCTCAGTAGTGGGATCTCGTTCGGAAGGCCCTTACGAGGCCGAAGTCCTGTCGTGCCCTGGACCGAGATCATCTTGTAGATGGACCCATGGGACTCCACAAACTTGCCGCCGTTCTGGGTAGAGACGACCTTTGTAGTAAATGGCTCTGTGACCTCAATGGACTGAGGGCTTATCGTAAAGAAGTACTCGGCGGTGGGGCGCTGTCCTGCTGGGTCAAGCCGCCCATCCCCAATCACCTCCTGAGTTTTCAGATCCCACAGAAAGAAACTGTAGTACTTCTGAAGTTCGGCGTAGTTGGTGACCTTGCCCTTCTCGCGAATAGGCTTTGTTATGGTATCTGAGAAAGCGGAGGCCATACTAAGTCCAAGGAAGGGTGGTGAAGGGTGTGGCGATGAGAGTTGTACTGCCCGTACGCGCCCAGGTGTCTATGGCGATGGAGAATGCTGCAGTGGCTGTTTCGTGCGTTGCGGCCGTAGACCCAAACAGAGTTGCGAAGCCCACGTTTCCTGGGGGAGGCACAGACACATATGTGCCGGTAGAAACGATCTGGAGGGACACCTGAAGGGCCGTGGTCCTGAACGCGGTCTCCATTGGCTCAATAGCAGCCCCCGACTCAAACGCAGCCTGGAGAGCGCTGCGTAGGAAAGTGTTCGAAAAAGACAAGTCAGGGACTGTGGAGAGCTGCAGCATTCCGGAGAGGTAGTTGGTGGTCGCGTCCGCCCAAGCAGCAGCGCAGCCCTCAAAGGAATCCGGAGGATCCCGGAAGAGGGAGAGTAGGTCAGTCTGTAGTTGGGCGGGGTTTAGCGGCACTATTCAACAATCGTCTTTGTGCTAAGGACGGCCGCCACGAAGCGGTCTATGTCCACTTGATTGATTTTTGCGGGACCTGTTGCGGTGAGAACAGTCAGTTCTCCTAGGAAAGTGTGGAGGTCTCCGCCTCTTGGTATGCCTTGACCTGCTTGAGCGTTCTTCCCGAGCTTGATGCCTGCAGACTCTAATTCTACCAGATTTGTGGCCTCTATGACAGCCTCATCCTTTGACTTGACCTTGAACGTCCTTGGGACCTGAATAGACACGGTATTTTGGTCTGTGAACAGGTAGGACTTCTCGTAGGTCTGGTTGCCTCCGGCCTGTGTTGGCTTTGGGTTAGATTGAGGTATTTGAGCCTCAACACCTCCAAGAATGCCTTTTCCTTCGTCAATCTTGTCCCATACAAGCTCCAGAGACTGAGAGGTCTTGGGGTTGATTAGGATTGAGCCCCCGTTGTCTGGGTCCTCTGTCCGGCCCCAACGGCCCTCTGTGGGCCCATCCTCGCCGAACTTCAGTTTGGAGTTGGCGAAACGGGTGGACAGGTACAAGCTGCCCTGCTTGGTGACGACGAACTCAACGCCGTTCAGGCGAGTGAGGGCACGACCACCCTGCTTGAGGGCTCTGGGAGATCCTCCGTCTGTGGGGTACGCGTTGCCAGTAGTTTGTGGGTCGTAGAAGTTCTTTGGGTGGGGCCACCAACTGCTAATGTAAGGGGCATCTAGGCTGCCTCCCAGAAAGGACACCACGCACCAATCCCCGTCCAACTCGTTTGGGTCAGTCTCGGATAGCGAGGACCTCAACTCAGCCCCAGTGGTCACGTTGGACGTAGGGCGAGGGAGCCATTCACAGTAGTCGTCTAGGCCCGAGGGATGCTGCGGAGGAATGACCACGTTACTCAGGACCATGGAGGCAGCGGAGTTGGCCTCTACGATTAGGACAGAGCAAGTGTGAGCAGACCCGTGAGCATCACTTACTCGGGTAGAATAGATGTTCTTAGGGTCGTCAGATGGAGTGACAGTAAGCACCACGCCCAAAAGAGACCCACGCATCCTATAGTGGCCATAGTCTTGTCCAGAAAGAGAAAGCCCTGCTTGAATGGGCGTACGATTGGGAGATATGTTGAAGCGGCTACTCATCTGGCAACTCCGAGAGGACATCCACCTCAGTGCCCGTGATGACTACCTCGCCCTCACCTGCGTTCACAAGCCCCAGTTCTGCATCGATCTGAGCCAGGAGGTTCGCTGTGCGCTCAGTGCTTCCTGCCCCGTAGTCGGGAGTGCCTTGGGTGTCAGCCGGAGTGAGGCCAGGGGACTCCCCTCCAGGCTCGTAGTCCGCTTCAAGTTCGGAGAAGTCGTATGGGGCTTCGCCCCAGTTGGCCGGATTGTCCAACTCGTTGGTGATTCCACGTCCGTCAAGTGTTGCCATTGTGTTGGCATCTCGACGATCTCGGAAAGTAATGCCGTTACGCACAGCCACAGGATCCGGAACATTGAAGTACTGCGCCAACCGTGAGCCTTCCTTGCGCGAGTTCTCTGCCCCAGGGAAGCCTGGAGTGGCTGGGAGGGCGTAGGCTGGGAACGGGTTGTTCGGCTGCCCTCGAGTCACTGTGAGGGAAGTAGTCATTGTGTCTGGGTACTGATAAGTGTGATTTACGTTCTCTACGTAAAATGACAGATTCCGTTCAAGGATGTCGAGCCGATACCCGACTCGGATCTCTGGGGCGGGGCGAGTCACTATGGACCCGTTCAGGTATTCCACGTTGTGCTGGAACCAGTGGTCTTGCAGAAGGCACCAACGGCCTAACTGCTTTCGCTGGTCCATGACAGTGACTGGGCGAAGGGGCGTTGGTGCAGTTGCCGCCTCAAACTCATCGATCTCGTCTGGCTCGACCTCCTCTGTGTTCGCGGAGCGTGCAAGGTCTTCGTCTTCATGAGGGCCCTCCCCGCCTCCTTCCTCAAAGTCGACTTCAGTGACCTCTGGGGGCGTAGTTCCTGCTCTAGAGGCCTCTTTGATCAGTACTCGAAGCGGCTTGTCTGCGTACTCGGCAAACCAGGCCTCTGGGTCTTGGGAGTAGATGGAGCCTGGGTCTGGAGGCCTAACGTCTCGTGGGCTAACCGAGTCAGCCACAAGTCTACGTTTGGCAGGGGTGGTCGCAGCGGCCGCAGCAGCGGCCCTATTGGCCTCAGCGTAGTAGACGTCGGGGTTGTACTTGGACGGGATCCTTGAAGTGATCTCGAAGTGAAGATGAGGAAGAGGCGCACTAAACTCACGGCGAGGCTTTGCCCTTGAGCCGTAAGTCTTGCCCATGTAACCAAGGATTTCTCCCTTACGCACGTACACAGGGCTGTAGGCTGGATTGGCGTAAGGGGACACGCCTTCTGCCACGTACTGTCCAGAGCGAAGAGTAGAGGTGTTGGTTGCTTCCCACTTGGACTCAATGGAACTTAGATGGGCGTAGAAGCTGATGAGTTTTCGGTCACCCTCAGAGAACTGGGGGTGATGCACGCCTACACAGTTTCCATAGCCGTCGATAGCCCCAGATGGAGCGGCACACACAACGTAGCCGTCCGCGATGGCGTAGATTGGGATGGTCTCACCAGAGGTTGGTCCTGGTGGGATGTACTCATCGCTCGTGCGTGATCCTGTCCGCGCAAGAGGACCAATGTCCACTCCGTTGTGAAAGTGCCAAAACTCTCCTGAGTTAGCGTTGCGATAACGGTACTCACTCGTGAGGAAGTTCGACACGGCCTCGATGCCAGTACCCCTGCCCACGGGAGAGCCTACTTCCATAGAGAAGGTGCCTTCTCCTATGGCCTGTGTCTCGTTAGGAGAGGTAGTGACCGTGCCAGTTCCAATGTAGAACCGGGCGAAGCGGGTGCGCACCTCACGCACTCGAAGGCCGAATCGGGCGATGTGGATGGGAGTGATGACGGGAATGAAGTCCCGCATGAAGTACTGTGCGTCTGAGCCTAAGTACACGTCAGACGTCATGCCAAACAAGTTGAACACGTCCTCGTCGCTGCGACCGAGCCGAGTAGCCCGAATCTCCTTCTCGGACAGGACTGCGACGTCCATGATCTTGTAGCCCTTGGAGGGCCCTACTGCATCACGGTTGTCCGCAACGTTCATGTTTGGGACTTCGACAATGTGCCGCCCAGGGACGTTGGGCTTGTTGGAGAAGATCGCTCCAACAGGAATATAGTTCAGCGCCTCTGCGCCTTCGCCGTCTCCCTTGATTGATGTTCCGTCGATCGACTGGATTGTGCCATAGGGGTACTCCCGCATCACAACGGATGGCATGTACCGGACTCCGTTGGTAGGTACGCCATCGCTGGCTACGTTACCGAATATGTCGTCAGGATCTCGGTCCCACTCCGTGCCCTCAAACGGGACGCCGCCAAGTGACATAGGGCGTAGGTCAAACATCAACTCGTTGATGACTTCGTTGGACACAGACCTGACGATGGAGATGAGAGGGCCCTGTTGTTGCCACATGCCCATCTCAACTGCGTACCCGTCGATGGCCTCACGCTCTACAAAGTCTGATAGGTTGACGATGTCGAGTAGGCTCTTCAACTCAGTAGGCTCTGTTCTACGCGCATACTCGACAAGGTTAGTTCTTACACGTACTAGGAGCTGCTCGTCGCCTGCATCTATTTCTCCCAGTTGTGAACGAAGTGCTTCTTGGATCTGTTCCCGGCTTATGGCAGAGTCTAGGTCGTCTACGCCATTCGAAGGCTGCAGGTTGTCTAGAAGGCTCTCGAGGCTGTTCTGTTGCTCGGGATTCAGAGCACCGCGTAGGTCAGCGAGAAGCTTGGTCTTGGCGACCGAGTTACGGATGGCGGTGAGCCGGTCGTCCTCGTTGACTGGGTGAGCCCTTGGTAGGATCCACTGCGACCCAAAGCCCAACTGAAGGACGAGGGCGCTGGTGACGCAGTCGCTTGGGCTTCCGCTGATCTGCAGGCCTCGGCTGATCATGGAGAGTCCACCAATGTTGAAGGTGGAGTAGTCCTCCCCGCCCACATCCCTACGCCGCACAAGGTGCGGATTGAAGTAGACGTGCGTCTTCTCTACAGCCTTTTGCCAGTCGGAAGCAATGATGTGGTAGGCGGTTCCTGGGCCCCCCTCTTCATCTACTGCGTAGTCCTCCTCCACACGATCGACAAATCCAAAGAACGTGCGAATCCACCCCTCCCCGTCCTTGATGTCAAAGTAAACATTGATCACATCCCCCGGACGTATGAGGTTCATGAAGTTCTTGGAGGCAGTTAGCGCAAGGTTAGCTTTACCCTCGGCCTTTATGGACTTAGACAACTGGCAACTAAACACATCATCGCTGATGTCGAAAGCCTCAAAGTCAGTAGTGTGGCTGTGTACTACAACTTTGATGCTGACCTTGTACCGCCTTATGTCATCTACGTCCTTGTTATCAAAGGGCGCATTCTCTGAAAGGGCACCCATCAGTTCACGCTGCCTGTAGGCCCGGCTGTGTCAGCAATAGCCGAGATGCGGGCTCGGAATGCGGTGGTATCTTCGGACGATCCGTCAAGGGCGTCATGGACATCAAAGTTCTGCCACTCCGATGAGCCGCGCATTTGAGCCCGTTGCACGTGTGACAGCGACAGGCCTAGTTGCTCCATCACAGCGGTCATCTGAAGTTCTCGGTAGTTGTTTAGCATGGATCGGTGGCCAAGGTTTTCCGCGGGGTTGAAGTTGCCCCCCATGCCCCTAATGTCGTTCCTGAGGATATCACGAGTTGCGAGCCCGTTGGCTCTCTCATAGCTCACGCCGCGGTCGTTGATGTAGGAGGATATTCGTCGGGCTCGATCGGCGCCCGCGCTTGCCATATCCATCGCGCGGTCCAAGTTCACTTGGCCCGTTACACCTCCTGAGATATCCAGTCCGTGGTTTCTAAACTGGTTCAATATGCGGGTCCCGGCGTGGCGATTCCTAAGCGCGTCACTGCGAGTGCCCATTTCCTCCGCCAGTTCTGCGAGCCGTGCCGCTTTGTCTGCATCGGACATGTTGCTGTTCTCTACATCCGATGCCTGCTGCATAAGAGCCTTCACCTGATCACGTGCCTCACCTCCCTCCATCATCTGAATAGACAGGCTATCTACGGATTCCCATATGCCCTTGAGCAGGGACACCATGGCCTCAAATGCCTTGAGAGCCAAAGGCATCAGAGCGTCAACCAGGTTGTTCCTCAGGTCCTGAAGTTCCTCTACTGCCTTGGCCGAGGACTTACCAATCTCCACCATACGATCATCGAGCGTCGCAGTTCTCTTTGCGATCTCCAGGTTGGAGTTGGCGATTTGTTGGTCGACAGGAAGGGACTCCTTCATGATCTCTGCGAGCTTTTCTCGCATGTCCCCGCCACCAGCGTCGATAGCTTCGTAGAGTGCAGTGGCCTGGTCCATAGATACCGCGCCATTGGTCATCGTTGAGAGGGCGAGGTCTCTTGCGTTGGAGTTGCCCCCGCCTTGACCTCGGGCACCTTCCATCATCGCCATGAGGTTGTCCACGTTGCCGTGCACGCCTCGTTGGGCTTGGCGAGTGATGTCAAAGAAGTCCGTGCCTGGAGCGCCGGAGCCAAAGCCCCGCATCTGGTAGAACAGTGCCTTATTGGCCTCTGCGCTTGAGCCCACTTGGCCAAATCCCTTCACGGCACTGTCAATGCCGTTCATGACTCCTAGGCCCCGCATGCCTTGGAGCGCGGGGTTGCCACTACGGCCCAGAAGGGCCATGAGGCCTGTGACGGCACCTGAGTTGACCTTGCCACCAGACACGGAGGCTGCCGAGGCAATCGCTGCGCCCATAGCGGACATGGCCTCACCCGCTCGAGAGCGGTCCATGCCCGACTGCATGGCATGGGACATTGTGCGCTGGAACTCACGCTTCCCAGCAGCTCCCTGCTTGTCGCCTCCTGCGGCGGTAAGGCTGCCCATGAAGCCAGTGACTTGCCCCACATCGCCACCGTACTGACGAGCCACGTTCTGAGCCATCTGGGTGCGGCGCAAAAGCCCCCGTCCGCCTCCAGTGGCCGCAGCCATGCCAGACATCTGCCCAAGAGTCTCAGTGGAACTGAAGCCCAGGGCCTGCGAGCGCCCAAAGCCCTGCAAACTGTACATGTCCTGTGAGTCATTGCGGCCCGTGATCTTGTTCAATGTGGTGAGATCTCGAGAGCCCTTCTTGAAGGCCATGGCGTTGTAGCCAGTGCCCGAAAGCCGGCCCGCAGCTCGACCGTAGCCCACGTAGGCTCCATAGCCTCCTCGGATGTCACTGGTAACCGCGTGCCCCACGGCCTCGGCGGCGCCACGGGCCAACCCACCGATGCCTCCGAGCAATCCCAAGCCCATGCGCCCAAGGCCGCCTGCGAGGCCGCCTATGCCCCTTCCCACGGCGCCCATGCGCTCTCGGGCGGACATGACTCCAGTGCCCCTACGTCCCTTCTGAGTGGCGATGTAGAGGGACTGGGTCTTTCTCAGTTCAGCATTGGTGGCCTTGATGAGTTCAAGGTCTTTCTTTCGAGCTTTGGCCTGGTTGTTCAGGATGTCCAGCTGGGACTTCATCAAGTCCTTGAGATCTTTCTCCTGCTTAAGGGCATCCTTGCCCTGCTTCTTAGCGTCCTTGTTTAGGGCCTTGTTGACCTTGCCCATTGTGCCGAACGTACTCTGCTGCAACTTCTTTGGCAGAGAAGCCGCCTCCTTCATAGCTCGTTTGAACTCGGAGGTATCAGCAGATACGTTTACTTTAATGTCTTTGTCGTCGGCCATTTGTTACTTAGAAGGGGTTGAGGCCCTTCTTCTTTGCAAGGGTTACTGCGTGGGTCGTCGCCTCTCGATCCATGTCCCCAAAGCTGGTCGCTGAGGCATACTTCTTTGAAGATCTATGGCTCATGTTGCTGATCCGGGTAAGTTCTGTGCGGTCAAAGGCTTCAAGAAGGTCAACTTCCTTGCCCTCCGCAATCTGGCTCTCCCATCGGTCGATCATCTCGTCGCCTGTACGGAACTGGATGTTACCATCTTCGTTTCGGTGAGCTTCGATAGGATCTTCCTCAAACTTATCAACGTAGAACTCCGTCAGCAGCGATAGTAGCGTGCGCTCTTGGAACAGGTCATGGTTCGAGGGCAGCTTGTACTTTCTCGTCCACCATCTCCCGAGCCACTCCTCGGGCTCCGGATTCGTTATCTGATCCCTGGCGATCTGTTTCGCCAGATCCATCAGATTTACTGCTTTCGAGGGCAGCGGCTCGCCGCTTGCGGTCCAGAAACGAGTTCTCGTGGGAGATCACCTCCTGGAAAACTTTGCCCAACAGTTCAACGTCGGAGATGGCATCAAGATCCCACCAAACAGGAAAGTCCTGAAGAGCAATCTCCAGGTGCGCAATCATCGAGTTGAAGTCATCCGTTTCGGCGGGAACTCCCATTCCAGGCTGGTCGGGGCTGTGGTGGTAACCTCCGTTCAACTCGGTCTTGCGCACCCCCAGAGCAGCCATGTCCGAAATGGACATCTTCTTGGTGGTGAACTTCCCACGGTACTCCATATCGTCTTGCTCAGACTGATAGTCGATTAGGAATGTATGTAGAAGGTGCTGCCGAGCAGCCACTCCGTTTTTGGCGATCATCTTAGGTTTCTGCATCTATGTCCCTTTTGCTTATCTCATTATACCAGAAAATGGCGCGCCGGGAGGGATTTGAACCCACTCTTTTTGATTGGAAATCAGCCGTGCTACCGTTGACACTACAAGCGCTTGGAGCCCACGGAGGGAGTCGAACCCTCGACCTACTGCTTACAAAACAGTTGCTCTACCACTGAGCTAAATGGGCTTTTGGCACGCCTGCTAAGCGCACCCCTTGGTGCCTCAGGAGGGGATTTACCTTCGTTCTATGAGTCGAAACCAGTTCAGGCCCTTGTTGGCAGTTTTACGTCGATCCGAAGACCTACATGCCTAGGACGTGCACACAAAGTGCAATGGTGGAATCTGAGGGACTCGAACCCTCGACATCCAGCTTGCAAAGCCAGCGCTCTCCCAACGGAGCTAAGACCCCATCGAGACAATGAGCAGGACTCGAACCTACAAGGGTGCTACCCAACCGGATTTCGGGAGGCTATCCCTAGACCAGTAGCGTTTACCAGTTTCGCCATCATTGTCTTGGTAGCGCAGGTCGGACTCGAACCGACGTGCTTCTGGTTATGAGCCAGACGAGGTAGCCTCTCCTCAACCGCGCTATCTTGATCCTAACACCGAGGTGCTAGGTGCGCAAGGTCCTTTCCACGTTGTGTTGCTCATGACCAGCAAAAAAGAAGGAGCACCGTGTCCGTGCTCCTTCTAGTGTCGGGGGTTTTCTTCCCTTGGTAGCCAACACAACCAAGCATATCCCCTAGGGTTTAGCTAGAGTTGGAAGGCCTAGGCCGGGATGTCGAATTCGTCGTAGTGGCGTATTGCCACGAAGCTCACAGCGGTCTGGACAAGTCCTCGGGCCGTGACGTCAAAGTTCTGCGCTGCCGCTCGAACCCCAGTAAAGAGCGCAATAGTCTGCCCCGTGACCGAGTCCTGCACGGCGGCCTCGAGATCTCCGGACGTGATGATCTCTTCAAGCCGAGGGATAATGCCCAACTTCTTGAGGCTCTCTCCGACCACTCGGAACACCTGGGCATTCAGAGAAACTCGGTAAGCCACTGGAACGTGTTCACGCACCTCCAAGTAGTTGAGGGTATCCACTGGCTCGTAGTCGATTTCCTCACTGCCAGACATTCCGCCGGCGAAGCCGATTGGATTGCTGTTGATTAGGAAGAGAGCGCGGGCTCCTGAAAATGTCTTACTTGCCAAAGTTTTCTCCTAGTATAAGTTCTTAGAGTATAACACTTCTTGGAACTTAGGTCACTATAGGTTTATGTTGCCCCATTGAGAGAATCAGGAAGTAGGGGACGGAGGGACGGGGCGCCCCCTACTTCCCGAAGTTTAGGCGGGAAGAACGAGGCCTTCGACAGCCTTCTGAGCCTGCTTGAGCAGGTAGGCCATGAAAGCGTTGTTCGCGTGCCCACCCCCTGGGTGGGTGTTGGCAAGTTCGAAGTTGCCTGGACGGAAGTCCGTTGTAGGCTCCACGATCTGGAACGCGGTAGCGGCAGCAGGTGCCGAACTGAGCGCCTTGGCCAGCAGGAACGAATCGGAGGTGTTGCCCACGATGCGCCGAGTCTCGCCGGCGATGACCAGGTTCTTGCCCTTGAACCCGTCGACGCGCATAGTGTCCACAGACTTCACAAGGGTGTCTGTGCTGCCTGCAGCAGTCTCAACTGCGGAGCGGGACAGGACACGTACAGGGACTGTTGTGTTGCCCACCTGCTCGATGAGTTTGGCAATGGCGTCAAGAGCGACTCGAGTCTCACCGTACACAGAGCCAGCTGGGGCGTCGCCCTTTGACTTGTCCGAGCCCTCGTAAAGGCTTGCAAGTTCGGGAGCGACCAGAAGCAACTCGATGGTGAAAGTGTCCGTGTTGGCGACGGCTGCCGGTAGAGTGCGGGTGAAGGTGAAGGTCGTTGCGTTGTGGCTTCCCACATAGGCAACCTCGCCCCTCAGGCCTGCTGTCGTGGTGTCGTCAGCAAAGGTGACCTTCGCTCCAACATACTCTCCTCCATTGGGGATAGAGGCCACAACCGCAGTGGTGGTCGTTCCACCAGTAGCAGTCAGGGATGCCGAACAAGCGTCCTGAAGAAGTTCAAGGAAGATCGCGAGGTCCTGTGCGCGGAGGTAACCCCCGCCTACTGGAGCACCTTGGCCCGAAGCGGAGTTGGATCCACCTGAGAAGGTAGTGGCCGCGATAGGGTTTGTGATCTCGTTGGCCGACTGAGTTGTGACCCGCGCAGACACTTCTGGAAGGGCTGCATTGATGGCCGCCGCAACCCTGTTCATCGTGTTGGCCGTAGCAGTAGCTGCACCGGCCGTGACAGCAAGTGCCACGGTGATGGCTGTGCCAGACTTGGTAACGGCGAGGGCTGAGGTGCCGGCGGGCTCGGTGACTGCAATCGTCCACGAGTTGCCAAACGAGCCGGGCTCGTCGAGTTCAACAGTGATGACCCCACCTGCGACGGTTGACGCAAGGGTCGCTGACGCACGTGAGCCGGCATCTTGGCCAAACCGAAGGCTGTCAGTGACGCGCCGCATGAAGGTCGAGGTTTCTGGGGGTAGCAAAGGCATGAGTTATTTCTCCTGAAAAGTGAGTCTAGATTAGGCGGACTGAGTTGCGAGTTGTAGGAAGATTTCCGAAAGTTGGAAGTTCACACCCAGTACTGGGAAGATCCCTACCCGAAGACGAAGGACATCACCGTCGATGTAAACCTTGAGGTTGTGGTAAGCCCGAATGGTTATGCCGGTGGCTGGGTCGGTGCTGTCCACGATGATGTTCGCATCACGGAACGCCTCGAACTGAGCTGCGGCAGCCTCTCGAACGATGCCGGGAAGGGCTGGGGAAGCCTTCTTGCCGGTGAACCGATCCTCGATGAGGGTCCGGGTGTTGTAGGCCACGTAGCGCACAACCGACCGTACTGAACCCTCCGAGTAGCAAAGGTTGTCGTCCTTGACCCATGAGGTCAGGTCTCGAACCCATCGTGTCCCCTTTCCGGGGATGGTCTCCGCGAAGAACGCACCAGCTCGGATGAGGTCTGCCGCGTCTGTGGCGTCCGAAGGATTCCATGAGGAGTCCTGGGTAATCCCGCTGGTACGGATGTACTTGTGGGTGAGAGGCTCACCAATCTCTTGGACGCCCGCGCGCATTGAAGCGCCCATCATGGCCTGGGACCGAGGACCTTGACGGACAAGGGTGCCTGAGGAATCTACCACGTTCGGGTACTGCGAGCAGACTTGGATGTCGGCATCGTTGAGGCTGTTGAGGGCTGCGATGTACTCTGCCTTCGTGCCCTTGAAGCCGATGAATGCCCCTCGCTCAAGGCCGATGGCCCCGCGAGCTGAAGCCACGTGGGCTAGGAGTTGCTGAGACACGGAGGCCCAAGTTGCCGTTGAGCCGAAGCCCTCGTTGGCTAGGTCCTCGTCGATCATCGGAACGATCTCGTTGACTTGCCGAGTAAGCATCAGGTCGAATGCGGCCTGCCACGAACTGTTCGAACTTGTGCCTCGCGTTCCGCCCTCAAGGGAGAAAGCGGTTGCGAAGGTGTAGTCTGTACTCACCTCGTCGACGGGCATAGCGGCGCCGTCTGCAGCATTTGCGCCGTAGCGTGCTGCTGTTGCGTAGAGTCCAGTTCCGACGAACCAAGCAACCACCTCAGCCAGGCTCTGGGTGAACCCAGTATCGCCGTTACGTGAGATCTGCTTTTGGATGTTCACGGAGATGTTGGGTCCGAAGTCGAACGCGCTGGCTAGGGTTGTAGCCGCGTTTACTCCAGCACCAGGGGCCGCAACATAACTCGAGTTCTGGTTGATTTGGTCAATCAGGCTCTGCAGGGTGTCGGTTGGGGCGATGGTGATGGCAAGGTTGTCCCCTGCCACCCCGGTGATGGCCGTAGTCAACTGGGTAGCTGCGCCTGATGCACCTGTGATGGACGCGGTGGCTTCTGTGACGTTCTTGATCGCGACCTGCACGGTGCCGGTTGTGGCCCCCTGGACAGCTGCGAGGAACGCGGCGCTCAGGCCTGGGCTCTCGAGAGTGAGTGCTGTGGCTGTGTTGCTCGTGATACGAACCTGCTCGGATAGGCCTGTAGCCGGGTCGGTAAGAACAACAGTTGCCCCATCATGTGCGCTTGGAGTAAGCCCACCAGCGGTGAGAGTGACCAGCGTTGCTGTAGTCGCCGAAGGTGTGGTGACAGTGTCCACTGCAACCGCATTGGCCCCGCCTCGGTACTGGAGTTGGAGCACTGCGTTGCCTCCAAGCGAACCCGACAGCTGGGAGTCGCCCTCAAATCCGATGGCAGCTTGGTACGCGCCAGTGGACGAGTTGAACACGACGTCTGCAGTCACACCCTCGGTGTGGGCTCCGTAGTCCTTCGAGGTCACTGTGAAGAGCGTAGGCCGCACGATCACGGGGTCGCTTGCAGCCGGGGCAGCAGGGAACGCCTGTGTGAGGGAAATCACAGTGGCGGTGTTCGAGGCCACCTTGCGGCGGTACGTAGGAAGCACGACGAAATCGTCAGTAGCTGCAACAGCTGCTGGAAGCGTCTCAGCGAACGTGATGGTAGTTCCATCGTTTGCGAGAACAGTTGCCGCCACATCTTGAAGGGCAACAGTGGTAGTGGCCGAGTCAAAGAGCACAATCTGCCCAACGTACGCGTCTGCTACTGAGGCCACGACGGCTGTCTTTGTGGTTCCGCCTGTAGCGATGAGTGAGGCAACTGGGGGGAGCGACGCGAAGCCTACGTCCACCCAACGGTCTGTCAGTGCGGCGGCGGTGAGTCCCCCAGCGGTTACTGTGACCGCGGTGGTCGTAGACGCGCCCGTAGAAGTGTCGGAGACCAACGAGCCGAAGCTGTCTGGGATGTGCACGCTCGACTGAGTTGAGTCGTTGACCTTGTAGATCACTACTTCGGCAGCACCACCTGGGACATTCGGGTCTCCTGAAGACTGGAAGGCTAGACGAATGGCGTCGACAAGGGCTCCATCTCGGAACAAGTCCTTTGCTCGGGAGGGGTCCGTAAGCGACACGAGGCCACCCACCGATCCGGGGGTGCCTCCAGTGGATTCAGCGATGATGCCGACCGTACCCGCAGACGAGATACCTACTTGGTTGAGGGCGTCTGCGTTGACTTTGAGGATCCCACCTGGACGGTAGCGAGTGATACCGTTAAAAGTTATTGAGCGAGTCATGCGTATATATTCCTAAAAAGTCTTAGTAGTCAGCGAAAAGGTTGTCCCAAACCGCGATAGGCCTGGGTTGTCCGGAGTTCGATACGTGTGCCTGCATTCCGAGCCGGTGAGAGTCCTTGACTCC